AGTATTAAGACCTATGGCTCTTCCGAAAGATACGATTTTACCATTATCTTGATTATTTATAGCTTCGGGAACCAGCCCCACTGCGGGCATTTTATTTGAATCACTAGCATCGGCTTTTGCAACTATGAATCTGCCACTCCCCGTGTCCCCTGTCACATAAACAACGTCACCCTTTGAAAGATCTTCGCCAGCTTCAACCAACATGTATAGCTGGTCAGGAAACTTAACCTCTAACTTAGTGCCATCCCACTGTGCAATAGCCCCCTCATCATTAGCATCAAAATAAGGATCAAGCTGCATTATACCTGCATCAGATGCAGCACTAGCAAGGTAGGTAGTACCACCAGTATTTATAAGGAGATCGCCAGGGTCACCTGTTGGGAGAGTGGGAGTTCCTCCACCTGTTGGGGTTCTAGGCTGATATACGCCGTCTGCGCTGATATATGTCAGGACTTGTCCATCAGATGGTGTATCACCCCCAATATCAGACGAATCGGAGGTTGCAAGTTGAACCTCCGCTAACCCTGAAACATTATCATTGTCATCGTAATTGATGACCAGGGGATACTTGTTTTTTATTGCCACTAACTAGCCTCCTTAGCTGTTGTATTGTTCAGGGTCCATCTCTTCGTCTTCTTCTTCCTCTTCTTCACCTTCTTCCTCAAACTCTTCTTCCTCTTCTTCACCTTCATCTTTACCCATGATTCCAGCTAAGAGGTCTTCAAGTTGACCTAAGGCGTCCATGACCTCATCCTGAGTTTGCATGGCAGGGTCCTGCTCTTCAATGTCTCCTTCAGGAGTATCATCAACCTCTGCTTCCTCAGGAGGCATTTCTTCTTCGCCTTCTTCAGGAGGCATCTCCTCCTCACCCTCAGCACCCATCTCTTCTTCACCCTGCACTTCGGCAGCAGCGGCATCAGCATCACTCCCTGGAGGGGGAGCTTCTTCACCACTGTCCATAGGATCTTCCGAACCTAAATCGGGTTCCTCTTCACCTTCCATGTTCTCAACACCTTCCATCCCACCGTCAGCCATGTCTTGGAGCTTAGGCGACAGCATCTTGAGAACATCACCAATCTTACCAAGATCCTCAGCGACCTTGGTAAAGTCCATGTAGTTCATAAGGTTGCTCTCATTTAAGCTGTCATAGTATTCAGCCTCAGCAAAAACATCGTTCAGGAAATCTGCCAGATCAATCGTCTCAGCACCGTCCTTAGCTGGGAGGATTTGAGCCAGTTCAAGCAGCGTCTTCTCGATCAACGAACCTTCTGGCGTTCTGTTAGCTAACGCTTTTAACAGTTCAGCCTCAGTTAACGCTAAAGTCTTAAATGTAGGAACGTCTGTCAGTCTCTTAATATCAATACCATACTTATCATTCAGAGTCTCCAGAACAAAGTTCTTCACAGGCTTCTTCATGCGGTAGACATCCGTAGCGAAAGAGTTAAGATCCTTGCTCTTAATCTGGGTCTCGTTAAGAGACATGGCATTCTTGATAATCTCCGAAATCTGCTTCTTAGTAGCAAGAGCAAAGTAAGGAATCTCAGTGATCGTTTGAGCCACTTGATGACGAACAATATCCTCGTCATTTTCAAAGATCATCGTAGCAAGTTCGTGGATCTGTTGGTTGTCAATCCAGATCTTATCAAAGCTTTGCTTTGCTTCCATTAACTCCTTCTGAACCAGTTCCTTTCTGCAAAGGTATTCATACAGGTCAACCTTACCCTTTGGGCAGACCTCAAAAGTCTTACTCTCTCTGAGTTCGTTGATATCCATTCTTGGAAGTTCAAACGAAGTCGAAACAAGTGCAGTCAGTTTGATACCGTTTTGAATGCCAGGAGTCTGAATGACATCCTTGTTCTCCTTAAGGTAATTAATCAGTTGATCTTTAGCTTCGTAAAGTCTACCAAACTCCTTGGACGAGATAATCGAAGTCTGCTCACCGAATCTTTCAACCTTCTCTTGTAATCTGTTCTTGATTCTTTCGTAGGACATCTTAGCCTCGAACAGCGAAAGAATCTCATCAAACGATCCCTCAGCTTCCGAGTAATCAGACTCTAACAAGTTAGAGAGCATGTTCGAAACTCTCTTACTGACCGTGCCTTCGTAGATCTTCCTGTCCTCAAGGACACTAGCATCTTCAACTTGGAGGTTAGAAAGCTTCAACGTTGGCTTGAACGAATACTTCCCGCTTATGACGTTACCGCTCTCAGTGAGATAAGTCACCACGCCACCCTCAACGCCGAACATCTCGACGTTTTCTCTTAAAGTTCTAGCTAAGTAATCCCCAATCTTAATGAGGTTACTGAACTCTTTACCGCGATTTTCAATAAGATTCGTTAACATGATATAAAAGCTTTCTCAAAATTATTTAGACTGTTCTTCCTCGTCTTGTTTGTTAAAATGATTTCCCATTTTAAAGTCTTCTAAGAGCATCAGTAGCTCATTGTCACAACCAGCTTCAATAGCTAGAGATTTCATAGATTCTAAGTCCAAGTCATTAGACTCTTGGACAGGAGGCGGTTCGCCACCAGCAGGAGCGGGAGGTGCTCCTCCGGGCATACCAGACTGCATCTGTGCAAAGACTGGATTGTTTTGATCTTCCTTAAGACCACTTTCAATTTCTTGAATCTCATTGTCCGAGAGTTGATAGTAATCTTTGTAGATCTTCTTGACCGGGAAAATGCCAAGACCTTTGACGGCCTGGACAACTCTAGTCTTCTGCTCGTCGGTATCCAGCATTCTCTTGATTGCCATATCAGACGGAGCAGGGAGTTTGATCTTAAGGCTGTCGATAAGAGTCTTAGGGAACCCCCTAAGCATCAGGTGCCTCTTCGCTAAGGTCTCTAAACCAATCTCAATTGATTTCTGGATTCTAGTAATTACTCTAGCAAACTTAACATCAAGCTGAGACAGGTTAGCCTTACGGTCAGGAGCCTGATCCTTCTCAACGATGTAGTCTTTTGGAATCTTGAGAGCCGCGAGGAGCTTATCTCTAAAGTATTTAACGTCGTCAACCTCACCTAAGTTTTCAGCACCTTTCAGCGTCTCAATCTTTGTACCGGAACTCTTGCCGTTGACAGCGAGGTAGAAGTCTTCATCAGCAGCCAGAGCATTGAAGTTCTCTTCAATATTACCCGTCTTAGCGTTGTAGCTCTTACGCTTCTTAAACTTATCCATTTGCTTCTTAATGTGCATCTCAGCCTTAGAAGCAGGCAACGAGCCCGTATCAATGTAGAAGATACGACGCTCAGGAGCACGCACAAGACGATAGATGAGCATGGCATCTTCCATCATCTTCAGGCTCTTGTAGGTCACTCTGGCCGCAGCAGCGATGGATTTACCATAAGGGTAGTGAGTCGGATCAGAAGTGTGGAGCCTAAAGTGAATTATCTGCCCAGGATCGAGGTTGATCATATGTGTGTCATCTAATCGAGGACCGACACTACCATAGGTAGACCAATCATTTTTCTTAGGAACTTCCTGAATAAACTGTCTCAGGTAACCAAACTCATCTTCAACTCTAAAGATAAAGGCTGGATTGAGAATCTTAATTCTTTGAATCCCTCGTTTCGCGTTGTTAAGATCAATGATGGTTTCGATAAACATATCACCATACTTAACCACGTTTCTGGAGATGTCCCAGATGTATCTACTAAGGTTAATCTCATCGAACATATTGTCGATCTCATTCTTAACCATTTCGTCATCAGTTACAATCTTCCAAGGAGAGCCATCTGCATTCTCCTGCGTGCAGTCATCACTGTAAATATCGAACGCGGACGAGATTTCTGGGTATCCGTCCATGTCTTCATATTCTTTATATCTCTTCTTACGGTCATGTTCTACCTGTGGTAAAACAGGGTAGAATGTCTTCTCGTGTCCAAACTCAGAAGCAATCTTGATAACATCCTTGGACTGGACAGCGTCACCCTGCATGGGCTTAGGCGCAGAAACCTTCCTCTTACTAATAGGATCAATATACTGATTGTCTTCAATCTCCTCTACTTCTCTAGCAAAGAACTTTTTGAAGAACCTACCAATTAAGCCAAAAGGCTTATTGTAGGGTTGTTGCGGATCCGCAAACTGTGTAAAACCTTCCGCTCCTTCTCTTAATTTCTTAGCAGCCATTGAATGTTCTCTTCTGTTAACTCGTTTCTAGAAGTCTTCACCTTATATGTATAAGCGTTCTTGATGGCTGGTGGGATATAAGTGTCTTCTTCTGCTTTTTCTATGAACGCATTTCCTCTTAAGTTATTAAAAACGTTGATGGAGGTGGCAAACGACATAATTAAATCGTCATGACAGTTAGTATCTGGCTTCACCTTACCCGTCTCAGGGTCAATAATGAAGGTAAGAAGCTCACCCACCAGCCTCTCAGAGTTGATTAAAACTTTACCTGATCTAATATTGTGCTCCAGGTCTGCTAATAAATTCTCTTTATTCTTTTGAGTAATTAGTATTCCTATGTCCCTCTTCTCGTCCATCACCAAGTTCTCATATTCATATTCGTTCTGGAGGAAGTGGATTAAATTATTACCAATCCCGTTTCTCTCAGGACACACGAATGATGTGTTGTAGAATCTAGCCTCGTCAGCAATAATCTTTGCGAACTCGTTGATAGGCGTTCTGTTTGAGTAAAACTCTGCAACTTGCTTTCCATTATAGATGTCGATGATGTGGAAAGCTGAGTAGTCTCTCTCACGACCAATAGACGGGTCAGCAGCTAAGACATACTCGTGATTTGGTTGGGGATCTTCCCAGATACGCATACGATTGTTGTACTTAATCCAGTAGTCATTATTGCAGTTCTCCTTCAGTGTTCTAAGAATCTCACCTTCAATGTATGTTTCACCCGTGCCTAAGAAGCTAGCCTCATACTCCTGCAACCACTCTTTGTAACTGTGTTTGCGACGAGTCTGCTCTTCCCATTTGTCCACATTGATTGGAGGGTTGCACGATTCCATCTGCTCATACAACCACTCAAATCCTTCATGCCTCTTGTATTCTGGGTGCTCCTGCCATTTGATGTCAATCGGGTGAAATCCATTATCGCCCTCCATAGCTTGCGTATACATCTTGTGGAACCAATTACCAATACCATTAACCGTGGACAGACACACCACACGCCCACCAGTGGACGTAGTAGGGCCTACAGCGGCCCAAATCGTATCAATGTGCTCAATGAATGCCGCCTCGTCTAAGATGAGCAGAGAGGCCGAAATAGAGCGTCCAGACTGCTTGCCTGAAGCCTTGGATTGAATAGATGATCCATTTTCAAAAGAGAGAGTGTGGTCATTGTCCCTGGTAGTCTTAGGCTTCATCCAGAACGGTAACTCTTCATACATGATCTTGATACGAGAGATAACTTCTTTTGCTTCTGCATCACCTTTAGACAATACAGCAACTCTTTTGTTTGTACCAAAGATGCAAAAGTGTAACGCATAAGCTGCCATCAGTGTAGTGCAGCCAGCTTGTCTAAACTTACGTAGGATGGTTAGTCGATAGTCTTGGAACTCATCAAGGATACGGGACTGGAAGGGGTAAAGTTTAAAGTTTACCATTCCACGCATTGGGTGTACAACCTTGATGTAATTGTTTGTAAAATATTCGCAACTACGAGAACATTTCTTAAATTCTTCTGCAATCTGTTCAAGATCTTCTCTATTATTATTCATGATATATTTTTCTATTTGTAGTAGAATTGGTAAACAACCTAATTCATTAAGTAAGTTAATTAATTACTGTAATAATAATGAATTTACTAGAATTAAGATATCTTATGATTCTACCTCTATTTATGAAGGTCATAAAGATAATATAGAATTCTTTAAGACATTAAATCTAGAAGATAAAGATATTATAGTTCTATGTCATGATGATATAGATATTCTTTCTAAACCACAAGATTTATTATCTAATTTAGATATTGCAAGAAAACCTGGAGTTGGGTTTGTAGGTCTGGCAGGGTCTTGCTACCTCCCACAAGATGGGATGTGGTGGAACAGCAGGGCGCATAATGCAGCACGAGGGTTCGTCTTCCAGGGTAATGATCCTCAAACTATGCAGCCTAACTATTTCGGTAAATCAGGTCAGGTTGTAGTTTTGGATGGTTGTTTCTTAGCTGCTACCTACGAGAACCTGAAGAAGATTGGTCTGGATCAGCCAGATTACTTGGATTCAGGTTGGGACTTCTATGATATCCACATGACCTACAAAGCACATTTAGATGGTTTTTCCAACTACGTTGTGCCTATAATTGCTATGCATGAGTCACCAGGGATCATGAGAGAAGGTTGGTATACTGCAAAAGATAAATTTATGAGACATCATGCGTCAACCATTAGTTACTCAAAACTTCCAGTAGATAAGACTCAAGGACTACCATAATGGAATATTTAGTGAGTGTTTTAATTTGGATTCTGGCTTGTTACGGGATGACAACAATTATAGTTAGCTCCGCACTTTTTCAGCCAGTAAGAGATCTTGTCAGTAATATTCAACCTATCCATAAACTTATTAATTGTATGCTGTGTATGGGTTTCTGGGTAGGTGTTTTTTGGGGTGGTTTATTCTGGGATCCTTTCTCTAAGATTGATACATTCTATCCCCTACAGCTTCTTTTTGATGGATGCTTTGGTGCTGCTACAACTTGGCTGATCTACTTAAAGGCTTATCCTTTAATGTATGGTAAGTGACAGCAAGTCAACACCCAGACGCACAGTTCGTGACAGGTCTAATTCCGTATTTTACTTTTAGTAGCATATTAGTATAAGTTTATAGGAGTTACTTTAAGGGTGATTTCCGTATCACCAGGAGTAATTATTGTCAATAATTCAAATGCTCCTGCGTCAGGTGTAGCATCCCTAGTGGACCCTGTAATATCTACAGACGGCATTGTGGCATTACTAGCGTAGTCCACACCTAGTGATCCCGCTACCTGCCTATAATTTCTCTCTACTGAATTAATATCAGTCTCTACAAAGGATACAGTATTAGCTGCCGATGCTCCTGTATATCCGAAGCTGGTGCTGTAATTTATGTTACTAGATGTGTATATGAATTTCTCAAAGTCGCCCACTATTTCGGCGCGACCATCTCCTAACTGATTTCTAAAGTTTGTTTCAGTAGGCCCCCATAAACAATCAGTCATGTTGCAATACTTTGTAGCACTAGCAAAGTGAGTGATTATATCACCACTTATAAGTGGGTATCCATCACTAACACAACCACTAAGGTTTAGTCTGAGAATAGAATCTAAACCTTTATTATCATAACTACCATCGACGCTTGCAAGTCGTCCGCCGTAGTTAGTGGAGGTAGTATTAGAGGATTGTTGCCATGTACACCCAATATAATTAATTTCTAACTCTACACTTTGTTCGCCAGCTATACTATTTTGGAACTGCCTCCATGTGAAAGCCTGTGAATTTTCAAATACACAATTAATTAAATTAAGTGTGAACTTACCTATTGCTGATACGTTACCTGTGACAGGATCCCTACTCTCATAACCAGTTCGGAAATTAAAAAATGTAGGAAGCGTACCAGTGCTTGCGAAAGTTTCATCGTGTATGAACATACACCTATCCCAAGTCAACTCTGCGCTGTAATCTCCTGAGTCCCCTGAAGTAACGTCGTTATTAACAAAGTAAAAAGTGTAGTTGGCTGTTGAGGAGTATACTAGATCTCTAAATGTTACTTTTATATTTTGGTCACCAAAATTAGCCCAAGAAACATTACTACCCATCGTTATTGTAGCACCACCACTCGTGTCTCTGCTTGCGCTAGTCCAATAGCCTTCATGGGATTTATCTCCCCTAACAACAATCTCGTAATCTAGATCTGTTGACCCATCCCAAGCGGGAAAGCTATCAGTCCAGCTATGGGCAGGTCCATCAAGAAGCACAGCCTCATAAACATCACCGCTCGAAACATTAGTAGCACTAGCAGCTTGCCACATAGCGATTGTAGCAAAGTCACCTCCATTCGGGTAAAGGTCACCACCATGCACCCCGGACACACCAATTGTATCAGTATAAGTAGCCATTTATTCCCTTCTATGTATATCTACCTTATATCCAATTGTGGATTGAGGAATTTTACTTAGATGGATACCTTTCACTAAGTAATAATCATATGCGAACGCCCCAGGCTCTCCAGCTTCACCAAAGTCTTCTTGTGAAGGAATGTAATCTTCAGCAAGATTAGTACGAACTCTAGGGTGTCCACCTAATCTAAAGTCTAAATCACCATTATTGTAAACCGAACTTCCTCCCAATGCAGATCCGATAAATGTCACCGCACCACTATGAGGTTCGTTATCAAAATAGAAATCAGTATCAAAGCTAACATTTGTTAAAGTGCCGGGTAAAGTATACTCAAAAGATGAAGTGTTAGAGATCAGAGTATCTGTAATTGTATGGTCAGCAAAATTCCTCTGGAATACTC